CAAGGGGGCTGTTGATGTCCTTGTTGTTCATGCCTGGAGTTTTTAGATAAGTAAATAGAGGTCTTGATAGGTTTTCAAAGACTGTTACAGGTTCTAAATTTTTGTACTTGTCTAGTTCACTCAAGTTCACACGTTGACCTAACACATCATTCACATCTGATTTGTATAGCTCATTTGTAATGCGATAATACTTTTTATCGTTTGTACTGCCTGTTTCTTGCCCGTCTGCTGTTACCCATTCGTGAAACTCAACAAGCGTATAATAAACGTTCTTACGCCCCTCAGATTTGATAGTCTTAGTAAGTATTGCAGCACTAGAAACGTCTTGTGTGTTGCTTTCTAGCGGAAAGAATACAGGAGCTTGAATAAATGCCACACGGATCTTGTCGCCATCAACGTAAGGCCGCATAGCTAGGCCACCAAGTGCCAATGCACTCTCTAAATACCTCTCAAAGTTTTTGTTAAATCTATCGTTGATTAGCATATCATCTAAAAACTTGCTCAAAGTGCTATCTTTTGCCGTAATGGTCGCTTGTTCATTGTAAACCAAGCTAGCAATCTTCTTCGATGCTGTTCTTGCAATTGGCAAGTGATTCATTGGGCGAGATTGGATATCGCCATCAGTGTTCTTGTACTGAACATCATCCCATTTTGATTGATAGTAAACTAGATTCCTCTTGATCCGGTCATACTCCTCTTGAGTCACTGCAATTTTTGGATGTTCCAAAATACTATTAAGGTTTGATGTCTGCATGTTATACCTCCCTCGACTAAAAAAGTCTTTTACTTTTTGAAATAGGCTCATGATTGCCCTCCTCTATACATTACCAACACGCAAACCTAACAATTTCGCATTGTCTAAGACAAAATATTGTGAGGTATCGCATGTATGGTCATCTTCTTTGATAACGCTAGGATTGCCAGATTTAATAGTCTTTTCATCCCAACGATACATCTTGTGTTCTTCAATAAATATCCTGTTGTTTTCTGTATTGAGATAGTAAAAGCGACCTTGAGCAAGCAAAGATTGAAAACTGTCAATCATAGTCACTTTTCTAAGCTTAGCAACCGGATGCCATTTCAATCCAAAGTCAAGAAACATCTGGTTTCTTAACGCTCCCTCGGCGCTATCTATCGTGTACTGTAAGGCCTGTACTCTGTACTTCTCGATAACTGAGCGTATATAAGTATATATCTCTTTAGATAGCTGACTAGGCGCTTTCTTGACCACTTGGCCAGCGGGTGAATAATACCAGGTATCTAGTAAGATAACCTTACCTTTTGCTGTGATACCAAAAGCACAACAAGCGGTTGCTGATTGCTGATGTCCGCCGTCAAGCGCAAAAGATATACCTATCAACCTATCATCGCTAGGCAAAGCATCAATAGCATGAAACATACTCATGTTATACACATTGTTGCCAAGTCCGACCGCCTCGCCTAAATACAAGTATCTGTAATAGTCATAGTCATTCTCCTTGATACGCTCTATATCCTCTAGCATCTGATCAGTAACAAATCCTAATTCATCATCAAGATAGGTGCTTGAATGAGCTAGATAGTTTTTATTTGTCTTGATGTTTTCAAACCACTCATTGATCCAGCTATACGGATTACGGGGTGGGTTGTAACTCCAAAAGAATTGTACAAACTTGGCGCGTGGATGTTTTTGTCTCATGAATGTCACGTTTGACTGGTCAAAATCCTCTTGGTCGTTAAATTCAGCAGCTTCTTCATACCACACGGCTATAATGTTACCAATATCATTTGATTTCAGCTTTTGAAAATCATCCTGACCATAAAAGTAAAATGTTGAACCTGTCCTTTTGTGTACGATTTTAAACGGGCTGACTGTTTTTGTGAACTGCTCAGCTATACCAAAAAGATTTAATGCCCACCAAACCTTATTAAAAACACTGTCTCGGATAGTATTGGCCACCTTACGGATAACAACAATATTAGCTACCTCTCCAGCGATGATATACCTTATCATCATATACACTAGTTTGAGTACAATAACCGATGATTTAAAAGAGTTACGCCCGCCTTTCAAAACATTGTAAGGCAAATTAGAAATCCAAACAGATTTGAAATGAGGGTTAACATTCTCTTGCACTTTAAAGGTCATCTGTCGCCCCCTCTACTTCATCCAGCCACTCATCGACAATATGGACTGTTTCAGCCAAACCCTTTTCAGCATCTTCACGCTCTCTATTTTCATGCTTGAGTGCTTTGATTCTCTCTTTCTGCTCTTGTATATCGTATTTATCTTTAGTATTGGTCAGCTTGATTATGTTCTCAGTCGCTTTTTGATTGCCTTTTACAGCTTGCTGAAAGGTTGCAAAGGCTAGCAAAGCCTCGTTGTTGCCAGCCATACCCATCTCCTCAAGTTGTTTCTTGATTTTACTATCCGTCACATCCAAAGATAAGAGGGTTTCAAATGCTTTTTTTAGATCAGCTTTTTTTCTTCTTGCTATGCCAGATGCTTTACCTCCTTTTCTTTGGAGTTCTTTCTGTTCCTCCAAACTTCGTTTGTTCATAGGAGTTAAATTTTTAGTTCCATCTCTAGGCAATTTCCACCCTCCTTTCAAACAAAAAATCACAAGCATTTTATACTTATGATTTCATTGTATATGTTAAAAAAGGGGATGTTTTACGCTATTCCTAACAACTTTTCGATCTTGTCTAGCAAGTCTCTATATTTTGCATTGTCATTTTCATTATTAACAAGATATTCATTTGCAACGATGTTTAGTGATTGGTAGAGGCCACCCATAATTCCAGATTGTTCATCAGTCAGCTCATTTTGCTTAGAGTATTTATCATAATACATCTTGCAGTTTTCATATATACGTTCATTCAACTTATTATAAAGATTAGTCATTTTCTATTCCTCCTATCTATTATCTTATTTATATTCCCTTTAAAGGCTCTTATCTCTGCTTCCCAGTGATTTATATATTCTGTATCTCTGCCGGTTTCCTTAGCTATCTTTATTTTATCATAATGTTTATTGATTTGCTTTTGATAACTAGCAATAGCTTTTCGTTTGTTTTTAGGTACACCAGACAAGTTCAATTTCGCTCCTCTACCACCCATTTTTAAATCTCTTTCTATTATTTAGCATTATGATTTTCATTGAAATGTTTAGACCATCGTTTCTTAATTGTTCCATGTTCTATTGAAATAGCACTCTTGTTGTTTGGTTTAAAATCTCTAAAATACGTCTGTTGCCTCCATCTGCTCAAACGTGTAACATAATTAGCACCTTGTGTTTTCGTTGCTCGTTTATCCGATTTGTCATAGTTTATAGTTGCATTTGAACCTATTTGTTTCCAATGTTCTCGCAATTTTTGGTAATGTTTAAATTTCTTTTTTCTCAATGAAATTTGAATCTTTGATAGTTTTTCAGTTGATGTTGGCAAATTGGAGTTACTGTTAGATTTAAAAATATTGTTTCTACCCTTATTATTTTTACTATCAAAAACTTTTGCTCCTCTACCGCCCATTGTTTTTCATCCTTTCCGTAGTTGCATTTTCAAAATAGACAACCTCTATATCTTTATAATCGTATTCCACTTTTCCGCCATATACTACAATTCTTTTGGGATTGAGGCGATTTATCATTTCTGTTACACCCTTTTCCCAAATTTTCAACTGCTCTTTGTTTTGCTTAACGCCTATTGTACTGATTGCTAGCGTTGCACCTTGAGGCAAACCATCAAAACAAAAAGCAAAACTATCCTCTGTTGACCAAGATACTGTGGGAATAACTGTCATCCCGTAATCTTGCATTATCTGGCCAATCAATCTTGACCTGTAAATGTTCCATACTTGCATAGCCATAGGCATATCAAGGTATAGACTAAAGTCTGGAGTTAAGGCGCTATCAAACTCTAACAGCTTTTCAATATAAAAATCTGGTCTTTGCCAAATCCGTTCAAACTGATAGTCATCAAGGAAAAAATGCACGCATGAACTATAATCTGGCTTGTTCAAAACATAGTTAAAACCTTGAAAATCTTTAGGGGTATGATCCACGCCCTCAAGTACAGGCATGTTATAAAACCCCTCTACTCTACTTTCGTCATAATGAAAAAGATTGTACTGGTTTATGGTTGTGTCTCTATGAAAGTCCTCTGCATCTTCTTCCTCGATGTCAAATGCCTCTTGTTCTTTATCCGTACCAAAATCTAAACCTGTTACGGATAAGTCAAACCCGAATTGACTCATATCTATTGTTTCAAACTCACCTAGTTCTACATTCAAAAGCTCAGCATCCCATGTTGAATACTCAGCGACTCGATTATCTGCTAGTCTATAAGCTTTTATCTGCTCGTCTGTGAGGTTTACAGCGTGAGCGATAGGTATTGTATCAATTCCAAGGGAAATGGCAGCCTTGAGCCTAGTGTGTCCTGTAATAATGACATTATTATCATCTACTAAGATAGGTTGCTGAAAACCAAAAGCTTTAATGGATGCAGCAACTTTCTCTGTTGCCTCTCCGTCATTATGCCTAGCATTTTTGTGATATGGTTTAACAGATTTTATATCCACATACTCGATTTGTAAGTTATCCATATCTCTCCTTTCAAAAAAGCTTACATATCTTGATTATAGATACATAAGCTTTGGTTTTTTTACGGTTCTTTATCTAAGATTGCATTTTCAAGTAATTCTGTGTAAGTCGCATGAAAATAATCGTTAAACCACGCATTAAGTAATACATAGGCTTGAGTTGGGCTATAAAATAGTATTTTTTGACAAGCGCCAATAACATTCATATTCTCGTAAACATAAACCTCTTTTATTGCCTGTAAGTATTTAGGATCAGACTTTTCTATAAAATCTTCAGTTGATTTTTTTAAGTTGCTTAAAAACTTAGCTTCAAGTCTATCATTTTTGATATGAGAAACTATAATCTTTTGCTCCAAAATGGTTCTCTTTGGATTTTTCTTATCCCTCAAAAAATACCACTTTAGCCAATTTATCTCTCGCCTGTGGATAACAGATAATCGCTCTATTTTTTTCTTCGTCATTCATTTCAATCCTCTCAAAGCGCCCATCTATTTTTGGACTTATTTCTTTTGAATATAGGATTCTTCTTTTCTTTTTTCTTCTGCTTGTGATATTCACTGTCTTTATTAAAGATAATATCTTCATCTTCAATCAGTTCAGGAATGAAGTGTTTATCTGCAATCATCACTCCACCTCCTGTACTTTCCAACCAAGAATATCTGCAGCCTTTTGAGCTTCTTCCTTTGTATCAAATTTTTTGATATACTCCATCGTACCAGGTTGTTCATCAACTAGTATGACAATTTCAATATCTTCTTGATAGTTTTTAAAATACAAATGATTGCCATCTGTCACTACATACTTTGTTCTCTGAATATCGTAGCCGTCAAGCCACGCTCGAGCGAATATTTCTTGATTTTCTGCATTCGCCAACCATTCGATGGACTCGTCAGATAACCCATTTGCTTCCCATACACTGGGCTGCAATGCAAAAGATAAACTTACAGCAAAATTCTTAAACGTTTTACACTTTTCAATCCAATCCGCCACAAACTGCGGTATTTTGACTTTTAGGGGTTCGTCAATGATGTTATTTTTTGTATAAATATTGCAATTTGGTACATTGAGAGTTTGCCCATATTCTAATCTAACAACATTTTCAACGCACTTGTTCTCATCCACATCAAAACCGACTATTTTCCCTTTCAAGAGAACTTCATCCCCTATAAAAAAGTTAAAGCGTGGCGTTTCAATTAGATCTTTATTCATTTTCCACCTCTTCCACCTCTTCTATATCAAACTCTAATCTATAATGCCCTTTTTCCTCACTTAATCCACCATAAACAAAGGATAACTTTTTGATAACCTTATGATTATCATCTGTCCAAATACCTGCATCAGTCATGCCATCAATGATAGCTTTGACTGTTGGGTACAAGTTAGGCGGGTCTAATTTAGATTTAGTAGGGCTGTAAATTGTAACTGTAACCTCACAAGGGTTAGAGGGGCTAAAAGCAGCCCTCCCTTTATCCTTGTTCATCGATGTATGCCAATAAGCAAAAGCTCTAATGCGCTTAGTAACTTTAGCTTTATCTGTTTGGTGCTGCCTGTCATTACTATTGATAACCATATTTAGAGATTTTAGCTTAGTGTTTCGAGGCAAAGAAAACTCAAATTTCATCCAAAACTCCTAATTCCTTAGAACAATTTTATTTGTGATTTATAGCTGTTTAGCCTGGCCGTTGCTAACTCATATATGTGTTTATCTTTTTCAAAACCAATATACTCAAAGCCTAACTCATGAAAAGCAATTAAACTACTTGCTGACCCAACATGAGTATCGAGTATTTTATCGCCTTCTTTTGCGTAAGTTTGCAATAACCAAAGGTAAAGGTTGACTGGTTTTTGTGTTGGATGAATTCTAACCTCGTTCAACGATTTATTTCCTTGTTGAATATGACCTTCAGAGATTGATTTACCTTGCATCATACCATTCCACATATAGCGAAATAGTCGCGTGCTATCGTGCAAACTGCAGTATGCTAACTCGCAATCTGAAAAACTTGACTGACCATTAACTTTGTCCCAAACGATACGGCCAGAGCCAAAAGAATAGTCGAAATAATTCACTCCCCAAATGATTTGATTTTTTGAAACTCTAAATAACTCATCAAAATAATCTCTATTTGGGATTTGCCACTCTGAGGTTTCGCCATAAAGCCTATTGACGCCAATCGGACTGACTTTCCGACCATAGTATTTTCTTTTTTCTGGCCCGGAAAAATATGGTGGATCTACAATAGCTAAATCAAAATAGTTATCTGGAAAATTCTTCATTCCCTGCAAACAATCTTGATTTAAAAAATCGCTCATTACTTAATACCTCTCTGTTTTAAGAATTTTGGTACATCATCACCAATATCAAGAGCATCATACTGCTCTTTCGTAACAAGAAACTTGCCATAAGCTCCGATAGTAACCGTATAATGACCATCAACAATGGCTTTATCTGTTACTGTTCCGATAAGCTCACCACCAGCATTGTCAACTTGATAAATAATGACTGGTTTTCTTTTTTTCAATTCATCCACTTGTTGCTCCAGCTTGACCACCTGCGGTTTATAGTGATTTTTAGAGATTATCAAACCTAGGTTTAGCATTGATATTGACAATGATGCAAGTGCAAAAAATAGACCCACTCGATTTTTATTTTTCATGTCATGTCTCCAAAATCTTTATCACTGTGTAAATCAAAGCAATAGCATAAGCATCAAAGATAAACCAAACCACCTTGTCCGCTTTTCCTTTTTTGTGGGTTTTGTGCCCAGCAACGAAAATCAGAATAGCAAGGAGTAAGCAAGCGCTGATAACCATCAATTTCAGAAACAAGATCATCTAATTACCGCCTAACTCTTCAACCACTTTACTTACAGCTGCTAAAATCTGTTCTTTTGTTTTGGTGTTCTTGATGCCCTCAAGCCCCTCAACTTTCCCAGTTTCTACATTGATAGCGATTGTTCCAACCAAAGAGCTATCTTCCTCATTTTCATCAACTTCTTCAAGTACCTCTTCAACACTCTTACCATCCAGGATGTCCAACAAATCATGGCTAACACTATGCATAGTGTTAGCTGTTTTTAATCCATCACTATCTTCTGTCAAAAAATAGTAGATCATTGCCTTTTTACCAGCATCATGTAATGCCTCAGCGAACTCTTTCAAGTTCTCTACGATAGTTTCAGCTGATACCGTGTTTTTAGTTTCTTTAGTCATTGTTTTTTCCTCTCTTATGCTAATACTGTGATATGTTTTTGGTCTGCTAGTTGCTCTTTTAGATAGGCTGCAACATTTCCTACTGCATCAGCTACCCAGCGCTTGCCATCCGCCTCAAATAAAGCCATATTTGCTTGCTTATCAATCCTAAAGACAAATAGGCTTGCTGGTTGCTCGACCTCGCTAAATGTACGATATGGGCGCAATGTAACTGGGTTAGGTGTTTTCCCTTTAGCAAGACTTGCAACTCCTGTTTTAACTGTTGCTACTTGATATACTCCGGTATCTTCAATTTCAGCCCCATTCTCAATTTTCAATGCACTAGCAAATTCTAGCAATGTGCCACGATCGTTATCGTCAATAAAGTTTGATTGCAACATGATATTGAACTGTTCTGATGATAGGAAACGGCCAAAAGATAGCTCTGGAACGCGTGCCTTAACATCAACAAGTAATGTGCGACGTTCGAGCTCATCATTTTCAGACCACACGCACACCTCATCATTTTTCTCAACTGCTACAATCAAGCGTTGGTTTTTCAAATTGTTGAGGTCTGTTTTGAGATAGTCAACAAGGCTTGTCAAGGTTGATAGCTCCAGAGTTTTAGGATAGCGTTTAGGGTCAAGTTCTTTGAGGTTGAATTTATTGGCATCATAATACTCTGTGCCATCTGCAGCTGTTAAAATTTCTAATCCACACTCATTTAGTTCTACTGCGTATTCCAATGCTGCTTTAAGATTTTCTGTTGTCATATTAGTTACCTACTTTCTTTTTGTTGAAATCAATAATATCTGGTTTTGTTTCTGTCTGTTGTTCAATTTCTGCCACTGGTTGCCCAATATCCGTCAGAATTTCTCCGTTTTCATCAAAGTACATTTGACCAGGTACTGTACTTTTTAGCTCATTAGCATGTACTTGACCTGTATCAAAATCACGCCCAACAAGAATTGTTGTAGCTACCGCGTTTTGAGGTGCAAGTTTTGATTTTACCTCCATGGTAGTATCAACCACTGTACGCTCTTCATTAGCTGACATCGTAAGCGTGATAGTCACTTTTCGTTTTGCTTTCGCATCGGTATTAAGGTCAAGGATGTTATCAATGACTTTTTCAAGCTCTTTGTCTAGTTTTTCCTGCAATCCTCCATCGGCAATGTGGGTTAGGTCTAACCCAATAAGTTTTTTATCCATATTGTCCTCCTGTTTTAAATTAAGCTAATTTGAAATGACGATAGCATTTTCTCCTGTGCAGCCTTATAGAAATCTTTCTTAATTTCAAATCCATAGGCTGACCTATTCATCTCAATAGCAGCCCTTAGAGTTGATCCAGAACCTGCTACGGGATCAATGACAACATCGCCCTCATCTGTAAAAATTTCAATCAATCGTTTCAAAACTGGTATCGGCTTTTGCGTGGGGTGGATAACGGGGTAAGAGCTATCTTTTTCCCACGGGGCATGATTGAGTATCATAGCCCCACCATTGTTAAATTTAGGGAGTTTATCACGATATAATACCGTTGCCTCTTCAACCGCACCAACAATTTTCATATTGGCCTTTAGCACTTGAGGGCTTGATTTCTTTGTGAAATAGAGCGGATAAGCATTATTAAAACCATGCTTTTTACCACATTCTATAATCATATCCCTCTGTTGCCAGGCATGAAAGACAATCATAGCAGGCGCTTTCCCTTTTTCTTTTGGCTCTTTTTTAAGCAAACGGCTGCAAAAGTCAAAGAAATTATTGATTTTGAAATCATTATCTGTATCAAAAAATGATTTCCCTGCTAATCTGCTCTCTCCGTTTTTGTTATCGCCATCTTTGTACCATCTAGGGTCAGAGGCATACGCATTATTTCCTAAATTGTAAGGAATATCAGCAATGATAAGTTGCGCCCTCGGTATGTTGTATCGCTTAGCATTTTCAAAGTGGTCATTGATAAGTTCAAATTTCATCACAAACTCCCCACTTCAAAAGTTTTTGTAACTGCTGTAAGCGATCTTGACTATCTAACAACTCCAGATAGGTTTTTTGGCTGATCAATACATATCCTGTCAGGTCATGACCTAGTAAAGCATCATCAACAAATAGCTCCATTTGCTCGGTTGAGGTGTCAAAGTGAGACTCTGCATCAGTGTCCTTTTTCTTTTTGGTAAAGGTATTAGCAATAACCTCAATTTCTGACTCGTTGCTTAAAAATGATGATACTTGAGTGTTTAGAGCATTGGCAAATGCCTCAATTTCTTCAATCGTTGGAGTGGTAACATTTCTCTCAATGTCACTTACTCGATTTTGACTAATGCCAACCATAGGGGCAAGATCATACTGAGTAAGCTCTGCCTCTTTACGGATGGCACGCATTTTAGCACCATCAAATACTTTCATCTAAACACCTCCCCACCATCTGAGTACCATTTGTTTTTAAGTACATGACGTGCAATCTCGCATTGCACTTGTGGTTTCTGATAATAATCCACTTTTGCTTTATGCTTTTTGATAGCTTGCATAGTGTGAATTGTAACAATCGCTGCCCATGTGATAGACATCAAAGTTGTAAGTACCATAACGATTTCAATTTTTGTCATTTTCTACTTCCTTTTCAAATTGGTTTAATACTGATTGTAAAAGTAATTTCACCCTCTCATCTTATTTCTGATGGTGAAAGAGTGTTTAGGTGGTGCATCTTCAAAAGCATCTTGAAACTCTTGGTTGATTTTGCGGATATTGAAAGGCTCGCAAGCGTGGAAATAATATCCATACTTATCAAGTTCACCCTCAACACCAGTTGCCCATGCCAAGAATACTGTTTGCTTGCAGGTTGGGCATGTAATTCCTTTTCTGTGCGACCCGGTTTTCATCATCTTGCAAAAACCACAAAACGGACATTGTAAATCTACCTTTACTCTTATACTTTCTCTATCCATGAAAATCCTCCCATGTTACAACACCTGAAATAATACAAGTCTTATTGATTCGACTTGCTAAAGTATCAGCGTTATAGATACCATGAGTTGTTTCTATAACACTACCGTATATCCTCTTTACCTGGACTATATTGTGAAACTCCCCATTTCTAAGTACTTTCACATAGTCTCCTGCTTTGATTGTTAAATTCATATTTCCCTCATCCTAATCCAACGGTACAAGTCGCCTTGCTCTGTTCGGGTTCGTTCTCCTCTTGTACGTTGGCGTGTTGTAGTAGTGTATTGTTTCTATTTTTACATTAAACTGTCTGGCTAATTCCTTTACAGTACCCATTCCCAACAGTTCATCGCCTTTGTAGAGGGCGTACTCCTTTTCTAGCATGATCATAGGCTCTTAAAACGGCAAATCATCATCACTGATATCCAATGGGTTTGTCGGTCTGCCAAATGGATTGTTATCACGGGTGAAATCAGGAACTGGATTTGTTGTGTTCCCCTCAAAGAAACTACCTTGTTGCCCGTAACTATTTCTATTTTGGAAATTGTTCCCTTGGTTATTTCCATTTTGGAAAGTACTGCCCTGGTTACTGTAACCCTGTTGCTGATAACCGCCATGATGGTCTTGATGACCTTGATTATTTTGCTGACTGTTGCGACTTTCTAGCAATTGGAAATTACTTGCAACAACCTCTGTGACATAAACACGTTGGCCTTGCTGATTATCATAGCTACGTGTTTGAATTACTCCTGTAACTCCGATAAGAGAGCCTTTTTTAGCCCAATTAGCAAGATTTTCAGCTGACTGTCTCCAGATAACGCAATTGATAAAATCAGCCTCACGCTCTCCAGCCTCGTTCTTAAACGGACGATTTACAGCAAGCGTAAACGTAGCAACCGCAATATTAGATTGCGTATATTTTAGATCGGCATCTCTTGTAAGTCGACCTACTAAAACAACATTATTTATCATTGATTGTACCTCTCTTGGTTTTTAAGTCGGTTGATGCAATCAAAACAAGAAGCATCCACCATCCAGAATTAAAATGAATAGTAAGGTATAAGGAGGTAGCAAGTACCGATAGATTATAGATTAGCCATGCTAAAACTGTCATGCTGAAACCTCCTCGACACCTTCAACCACTATCTTCTCTCTTTCTTTATGCCAATCAACAGGTCTACTTATGCAAAACTCCTCAAGAATTTTAGCCGCAAAATCAATAGCTGCCTCATACTCGTTTGAGCTACTAACCTCAATACCAACATTGACGCCCCTATATTTTCCACTGACATAAAAACATCTCATAGGTCTGACTCCTTAACAAACACACCATCCACCATCTTTCCTTGACGGTCTTTGATTTCATTCCATGCCAGTTCAAGGCACTCTGTCAAAGTCAGATCAAATTTCTTAGCAACAAACACTAGATAAATAGCAATGTTACGGCTACTTAACTGAATTTGAGTGCGTGAGTTAATGCGATTTGTATTAGTTGAAATATCAACCAAACCACGCGCAATCAACCCAATTTCATTAGCAATGTGCAAGTACAGTAACTCTACTGACCACTGATCTACATAATGAAAGTTATGCTGTCCGTTCTCATCTGGATTGAGAGACAAATGGATTTTAGAAAAGTTCATCTGTTGAGCTAGGATAGTCAAGACAACCATCATATCTCCAACACTGTCAGCTATCTTTTCCTTATCCTTTCGTACTGTCGCACCATTAAGCTCCCCCCACTCTTCATTGAGTTTGAACATTTGAGATAATGGGCTTGCTTTGTCAAGTTCCTTAGCTGTTGACCAACCTTTTACATTTTCAATCAGTTCATTAAATTTCATTGTGCATACCTCCTGTTGCAATATTCACTTTCTAAGCTATCTAGCCCCACTTTTAAATACTCGATAGAGTAACTAGCAAGGCTTTTCTTTTCAATTTGTGTGAGAGGCCTGTTAGCCTCCTCAAACTCTAAAATAAGTTGATACTTTCTAAATTCCACCTAACCCTCCAAAGTTTCAAAGCTGATAAAGTTATCCTCAAGCCATTCTTTCAACTGATCAAGCTGAGATTTTCCACCATGCAATGTCAAACGCAAGTCAATTGTTAAAGGCTCGCTAGGCTCAAATTTTGGCACTTCTCGCACGTTGTTTTGTGGTTCTGGTGTAATTGTGCCCTGTTCCAAAATCTCGCCTGTTTCGGCATCATAAGCCTTGATATTTGCATTTGCATTTTCCTTGGCCAATTGAGCAATTTCTTCAAGTCGTTCAGCTTCCGCTTTTTCTTGAGCCTCTTTCTGCTCTTTTCGTGCAATCTCAGCATCACGATCAGTTTTCATCATCTTGAAAACATCAACAAGGCTCTTACCATCTTCAAGATGTCTGATATAGCTATCAGCTGGCAAATCGTACTCTTGAGCTTGTTCTTGGATGGCTTGCTTGTTGGCTTTGTATTCTTCCAGGGCATCAAATTCTGAAAGCACTAATGCATCCATTTCATCAAGTGTTGTCTTTTTCAGTTCGTACTTACCTGTTTTAAAATGTTTCTTGAGGCTGTACTCATCGTATTTGTCAGCAAATGTGGATTTTTCAATCCCTGCGACCATACACTTATCTTCAAATGTGGCACGAACGACATCCACGCGCATCAATCGTTCATGCTCATCAATCGCATTAAGTCCTGCTGTGATGTTTGCGATGACATTATCCAGTGGCTCAACTGTTTTCTTGTACCACTTCTCAAATTCCTTGTATGGATTATTGATGTTGTTTTTGATTTCCTTACGTCGAGTTTCAAGCGCCTCTTTTAATTTATTAAGGCGTGTACGCTCATCATAATCAATCTTGTAAGTGGATGCTGTCACCTCATAATTCGTGTACTGTGCAACGATTGCTGCAAGTTGTTTATCCACGCTATCATAATCAACATTGATTACTGCAGGTTGAAAATCTACCTTGATTTCTGTTAAATTGTTAGTTACATCTTTTACCATATCTTTGTTCTCCTAGTCTGTAAAAATTTTGATTTTGCTACCTGATGATGAATGTCCAAAACACAAATTTCCATTATCACAAATTAAGGCAAGCTCTGTTTTTGATAATTTAGGGGTATTCTTATAAATTTCATAAAGTGAGTTTCCGTAACCACCACCAACTCGGCCATATACAACATCAACGGTTTCTTGATCTTGTTCATTCATTTTGTCGTAATTCCATTTGTCCTTGATGATATATTTCTCTTTCAACTCTTTTAGAGCTGAAAGATTAGATTTCTGTTTTTGGCTTTCGTTTTCTGTGAAAGCCCATGGCGAATAAATTTTATTTTCAGTCATGTCTTATACTCCTTGTTTTTCGTATGCTTTTTGAATTTGTTTAGTGAGATATTCCATCACTATGTTATAGCCATCAACTGGGACTTTGTGGAAATCGTCTATTTGGTACTTGCTCAATACAAAATTTGCAACTGTATCAAATGGCGCTCCCTTAATCGTCGCAAACTCTTCAACGTTCTTGATGATTTCTTGATACTGAATGTTATCAATGTACCTTACTTGATTTTGTTCTTGAGCTTGCTGGTTGTTTGGTTTCTGTTGCTGATTATTCTGCCCCTGTACTTGGCTTTCTTCTACAGGATACTCATCAACATCCTCACCCCCAATGGCAAATAAACCTTGTAAGGCATATTTTCTAGCATAAGAACCAACCGCACCTGTCCATTGTGGATCTTGCATCTGTTTCACATCCCCTTTTTGTGTGTGAAAAATTGGTACATCTTCTTCTCTAGCCCACCCAACAGCTTTTTCAATCGTGCCATCACTTTCTCTTTTAGCAATAGCTACCGCTTTATAATACAGTTTGTCACCTTTTTGAATGATGTCATCTTCTGGAAATGATACACTCCAACCGCTATCCAAAGACTTAAATTTATTATTGATATCCTCTGCGGTTCTAAACGGATATTTCACACCCTGTTTTGTCTGTTTTTCAATTTGCATTTTTCGCTGTAATTCTGCAAATGTTAAATCTGCCATATTATCTATCCTCCAAGTCTGCTAAAAGGCACATCCCATGAATAGTTAGTAAAGTTTTCGTTTACAATATTCTTGATGATTTCACCTTTTGAAATTTCAATTTCCTGTGTAAATTCCATGCCCATTTCAAAAGTGAAAATTTTAATATCAACGTCAAACTTACTAGAAATTTCTGTGTAATTGTCAGCTAATGCTGCCCATGCTTGTTTGAAATTTTCAAGTTCGATAATCACAAAATCTTCATCATCTTCATCCAACCAAATTTCAATATCTTTACCAGAAATAAACGCACGCCTTGTACCGTTTATATAAAAATAATCATTCTCAGTTTTAAATGTTAGTAGAGTACCATCGTATTCTTCTTCAAGAGTTGTACCTTGATTTTCTAATAGCATCTCTTTCAATGCTGATACGATATTTTCTGTTTTGCCTCTTAATTTAAGAGTACCCTCTGCCCAATTTGGCACATTTCTTTCCTCCTGTAAAAGCTCTGTAATTCCCTTATTATCTATAAGGATGAGTTTGTTATTTGTTAGTAGTTGTTATTCTGCTATCGTGTCATCTTGACGGTTTTAGCGATTTCTTTCTTCCATGACTGACTGCCTCGATATTGCAGATAAGCATCAAAACCTTTGATTGTGACCAGCTGACCATCGTTTCTGAGGTGTTTTTGTTGACTAGGCAATTTTTTCATTTCTCGCCTCATATCACCAGCTTGCCGTTTTGAACATCCAAAGATGTGCTCTAGTTCTTCATCGTTTGCAGAAATCTTCTCTATGATCACATCTTTAATTCTCACGATTTGAACTGTTTCCATATTTGCACCTTTCGTGGTATAATTAAGTTAGATTTTTTTAGAAAGTGTCTGAGTTTCTCAGATACTTTTTTGTGTACTCTCTTTTATTTATTAAGAGTAGTAGTACTTGTTGTTAGTTAGTATTTATTGTTATTTAATACTTGTTGTTATTTAATATTTATTAGTGCCTTATTTTACTGATTTGTAAAATACAGATTTGTAAAATACAGATTTGTAAAAGTCGGAAATGTAAATATCAAACTGTGGATAACTTTTCCATTTCTTCATCAAGTCGTTGTAACATAATTCCAAATTGAAAGTCAGTTATCTTTGTATCTGAGAAAAATCTGAATGTCTGAACCCCTCGACCTCGACCGAGGCTTTTTTTGACCATACGCATATAACCAGCCTCCTCTAGTTTCTTTAGATGACGGTCTATCATGTCACGGCTAACATTTAACCGTCTAGCTATTTCTTCTGGATAGACGAGCCAATTCTCTTTGTTGCTGAGAATAACCATCAATATTCCTATCGTCGCCGGTTCAAGTTTGGGATCCCTCAAAAAATCATTTCTGACTGCTGTATAATCCTCAGTAGCATTTCTGAAAGATTAGCTGAAGATTTAAGTTTTTAAAATCTGTCATAATTACTCCTTTCTAGTTCTCCTCAAATTTCTCCCATGGCTCAGTAATTCGCAATTTCTTGTTAATGCGAAGTTTCAAGTCATCACTACCTTTACCGTCTTTGAAAAGTTGCGTAATAGCTGATGGGCTAACGCCTACCACGATAGCCAAATCCGTCTGAGACCAGCCTCGTTTTTCTATACGTTCTTTTACAAGCTCAATCCATTTGTGATGTTGTTGACTCATGTTACCTCCTCCTTATTTTTTAATACAGTTAAAGAGTTAGTAAATTATTTTATAAAACGCTTGACAACTTTTATACCTTAGTGTAAAATGAAAGCATAATTAAAAACCTTGATAAAACATTATATCTATCAATTTTCTTGCTCGCCAAAGCTTTTATTTTTAGATAAGTTTTAACTTAGTTTTTTACTAACTCATTAACTTACAAAAACTATTTTACACTTTAGTATTATTTTTGTCAATAGAAAATAACACTTTTTTATAAAATATTTTTTGTCATGTCTTAGAAAAGGTACTATGACAATGTTTTCTACACTTGAAAAAATTAAGGAGCTTGCTCAAAAACGAGGAATAAGTCTTCAAAAAGTTGCCGAAGATTTAGGCTATAGTATAAATTACCTCTATACTTTGAAAGAAAAAACTCCTAAATCTGACCGTCTCCAAGAAATCGCCGACTACTTCAACGTGTCTACTGACTATCTGCTCGGTCGCACAGATAACCCAGCAATAGCTGATAAAGAACAGTTCTTTTTTGAAGGCAAAGAGGTTGATGTTGAAGAATTGGCCTCTACTGCTATGCGCTTCAATGGTAAACCACTAACTGAAGAAGATAAAAAAGCAATTCAAAACATTATAGAAATTTATCTCAGAAAGCAATAATAATCAAAGGTTGGATTGTTTATGACTGAAAAAGAATTTTCTCAAAATCTAGGTATAGATATAGAGATTTTTGAAGATGGTCTATTTCCAGATGAAGCGTTTTATATCCCAGCCCTCAAAACTATGTTCTTGAGTGATGCTATATCTGATGAAAAAAGGATACAAGTCGCTTTACATGAGATAGGCCATAAAAACCACGCGCCAGATACTTATCGCCTTTTTAGGGAGAGATGTGAACTTGAAGCTAACCGAAATATGATTCATCATCTGATAAAGGCCGAGTTAGACATAGCTGAAGATGCAACTACATTTAATTACCTGGTATTTATGGAAAAGTATAATTTAAAAACCATTGCTGACGAAACAATGGTTAAAGAGGAATATTTGACTTTGCTGAATTGAAAAGGGAGTAGGATCAAATGAAAAAAATATTTTCTATATCATCTGTATTACTTTGTGCACTTTTTATTTCAACCGCTTGTACAAATCAAACGCAAAAATCATCCAGCGAACCGACCACACAGGCATCATCATCTGATGACGTCAGCGTAGAAGAATATTTTGATAAGCTATTGACTAAAGTTGATAAGGTCACAAAAGACAATTACAAGTCAGATGATTATAAAATCTATGATTACAAAACAGTTCTCAGAAAGCCAGAAAAATTTTTCTCTTTAAAAATGAGAATCGACAATCTGGAGATAGTGCAAATTTTTAAAGAAGGCAAGTACACGAAAATACTTGCTACACAACCTAGCGGGGATTTCTATATGCTATTCATGGAGACTGAACGTATAGAAAAAAGATTTTTAGAAAAAGATCATTTGACTGTAAACGGGCGTTACTTACTATCTTACGAATACACTACAAATAGTAATAAAGAGAAAAGCGTACCTTTAATTTACATCGATGCGTATTTGATGCTGAAAAATTAAAAAATCCCCACGCTCAAATTTTGGTCGAGGAGAGCGTGAGGTGTTCAGTATAGTAAAAGGCATTAAAAAGTCCTCTTTACTATACCCATTTTACCAAAAAGTGAGGTTAAAATCAATGTGGATGGAAGAGCTTCCCAACGGGAAATATAAATTTTTTGAGCGATACAAAGATCCCTATACTGAGAAATTAAAAAAAGTCTCAGTTACGATGGAAAAGAAAACACCTCAAGCACGAAATCAAGCTGCTATCTTGTTGCAAGAGAAGATAAATAAAAAAATCAGCACAAAACAAGTAGAAAGCATTACCTTTGAAGAAATCTATACCCTTTTTTATAATTCTTGGTCTAAAACAGTCAAAGCATCTACTAAGCACAATTATACTTTTGTTGATGCAACTATGAAAAAAGAAATACCATCTAACACTTTACTAGCTAATATTGATAGACGATATATCCAGAGCAAGATTGAAAATATTATTGATAGTAATGGCTATCATACAGCTTATAGAGTCCGCAGCAGACTCAAAAGTATCTTCGATTATGCAGTTCGATACTCCTATATCGAAAATAACGAAGTTAACTATACGGTTAGTCCTAAAAAGCTAGAAACATTAGAAGATATTGAAAAAAAGCGCAACAAGTTTTTGACTATGCAAGAAATCAAAACATTAGTAGACATGCTCAATAACAAACCATACCAACGGAAATATGCTGATATGGTAACAGTTCTAGCTCTTACTGGTATGAGGTATGGTGAGTTGACCGCCTTACAACTCAAAAATATAGACTTTGATAATAATAAGATTGAAATTACAGGCAATTTTGACTCAATCAATAAAATCAAGACATTGCCCAAAACCAAGAAATCATATAGAACTATCTTGGTATCAGATGCAGTTATAGAAGCTATACAACGACAAGTAATACGGCTCAGTGAACGATTTCAACCATTGACAAGCGATGATTATATTTTCTGCTTTGAAAATTGGAACAGCCCTATCACGCTAGCATCCTTTATACAGTCTTTGAAGAAATACGGGGAGAAGGCTGGAATTAAAAAAAATATAACCAGTCACATATTCAGACATTCTCATATCTCATTTTTAGCAGAATCAGGACTTCCAATCAAGTCGATCATGGATAGAGTCGGACACTCAAATGCAAAAATGACTTTGGAAATCTACTCCCACACTACACAAGATATGGAGGGTAAACTTGTAGAAACATTAGATAGTATTTTTTAA